AACCTAGCCTGAAGTCTTCGTGTGTAGCGGCTTTGTACCAGAAAATCTGGTCTTGCAGCTTGTTAGATTTCGTGTTGTTGTCGAGCACTAAACACTCATAATTTTCCGTACACTGATCCATTACAGTGCAAAAACTCTCCAAAGTTGGAAACATAGACGCGTAGTTCTCCCAAATCCTCTTACGATTCGACAAATAATTTTCACGCAAAATAAAAACGTAATCTATATTGGTGCGAAGATTTGGAGGTATTCCAAGCGGTGTCTGCATAGTAATAACAACCATAATCTTCCAGTGGCGGCCATTCATTGCCAAAGCACGCATAAGTTTATCGCGAGTCCACGAGCTATCATATAAACAATCATCCAATATAAGAAATGTGCGCGGGTCGATTGTGGTTCTCTTATAAACTTCCATTTCCCGTTTCATTTGTTTAAGAACCGTCTTTTGACGCCGGAGAACATTCTCAATTAAAACCGAACTGTATTCTTCGTGTATGAAAATTTTCGGAACAAGTTTAGAATAATATCCGTTTCCGGCTTCTGTTCCCGAAATAACGGTTCCTATAGGCACATCGCGATGATGATATAACAAATCTTTTACTAAAAACGACTTACCTGTATCACGGCGCCCAATTAGGACAATAACGGGTCCTTTATTTTCATCTGGTTTAAATGTAATCGATTTCATGTCGAATTTCTTTAATTCGAGCGTCATGATTATAACATATAGTATATTTTTAGACGCGCGCGACAGCGCGCGCCAACCGGCATATATTAATTTATTTCCTAAAAATATGTTTGACATTTTTTACTACAAGCCGCCGCGAAATAATTTATTTTTAGAAACTTTAGAGAACATTGTTGACCGCCCGCAACAATACATTCCCATATACAAGAATTTTTTCGATTTGAATGAAACAAATTACAATAAAATCATTCTCAATCAAAAATACCATATTGTGAATGGCCGAAAAATTGTCGATTCCGCCGTCGACGCCGTCGAACTTGGTTGGAGTCAAACCGAAAACGACGCATTTATTTTCGGCCAATTGGGAACTTCCACGCCTGATGCCCTCGTTCGCGAAAAAATAGTCTTTATAAAGTTCTCCCCCGTTTTGGATCCGATTAAATTCATGATTGGTAAATATGATTTGGCCGACCCCCGTGTGAGAACATTGCCCTCAATTAACTCAACTGAAGAGGACTGTTTAGGTAAGGTTCTCGATACAAATAATTCATCTTACATAGATGGATTTTTCACATACTTGACCAGTCAACTATTACACAACCACGGTTTTATTCACGGCATCGATTATTATGGTTCGTATATGGGAATACAAAAAAAGTACAAAATGAATGTGGTCGAAGATTTGGAGTATTTGCAAAAGTCGAAATTTTTCCGCAAAAATATAGGTGTTTTATTTGATGTCGAGAACATAGAGCTCGACGAGTACGATAATTCGCGTAATTGCAAATCGCGGCTTGTGATAAGCGATTTTGAAGATGATTTAAGTATCGACGATTTGAACATTGAGGGGGGCACCGCTCCCGCCGCCGCCGCGGCCACAGAACCTAATGCAGAGTCTATATATGAAAAAACCGAGAATGATGACTCTAGTTATACTGATAGTTCTCTTAATTATACTAGTGATAATGATGATGACGCCTCTCTTTCATTCGAGTCTTTGAGTGACTTCAGCGAGGACGACGACGACGATGAATCCAAGACGGCGGCCAAAAAATCTTCATCAGTGTCGGGCGCCGCCGCCGACGACGAGTCATCATATACTACTATAACAGACTCGACAACTGACGACGTAGATATAATTACAGCAACCATATATGACTTCCCGGTTCATCTAATTTGTCTAGAAAAGTGCGAAGACACGTTAGACAAACTTATGGAGGAGAACGGACTATCACAAAACGAATGGAAAAGCGCACTTATGCAAGTAATAATGTCTCTCATTGTTCTCCAAAAATCATTTCATTTAACACATAATGATCTCCATACAAACAACATTATGTATATTAAAACGCCCGCAAAATACATATACTATAAGATTGAGAACCAGTACTTCCGCGTCCCAACTCACGGCCGCATTTTCAAAATAATTGATTTTGGCCGCGCAATATACACATTCCGCGGCCGCGTATTTTGCAGCGACAGTTTCGATTTCGGTGGAGATGCCGCGGGACAATATAATTTCCCGCCTTATTTGGATGATAAAAAACCCACGATTGAACCAAACTACAGTTTCGATTTGTGCCGCCTAGGATGTTCGATGTATGATATATTTATAGATGATGAGAACCCCGAAACAGATGATTTATTACCGGTGCAAAATCTCATATATGAGTGGTGTTGCGATGATAATGGCAAGAATGTTCTCTATAAGAGTTCCGGTGAAGAGCGTTATCCTGATTTCAAATTGTATAAGATGATTGCGCGCACAGTCCATAAACACACACCTCTTTCACAGCTGTCGCGGCCAATATTCCGTGATTATTTATGGAAGGATGGCACTTCATCACTCGATGTTATGAAAAAAGGTTTGTTTGTTGATATTGATAGTATACCATGCTATGCATAATTTATAAATGTTCTCCATAAACATATTATTATGTTTATCAAGAACCGCGCGCCGCCGCCGTCTACTTAAAATCCGGGTTGACCAGTAAATACAGCAGGAGTGCTAGAATCCAAAATTTCCCCGGTAGAAAATCCGCCCATCATAGTCATGACCGCGGGCGTAACTTGTTCAACAAAGAACATGCAACCCACCGAACATATAAAAATCAAAACCGAATCGCGGAATACGGGTTTCATGGAAGGCGGCTCGGGCTCTTCTTCATTCGGTCCCACTGCGGGCGCTTTATATAAAATACGGTTTTCGAAATACTTAATACCGTAAAACACAAAAGAAATAATAAATGCCATAATAATTATATGTTCCATTCTATAGTAAAATGCGCGGATTTTGGCGGGCGCGAAAATACGCGGGCTGGGGGCGCGGGCTGGGGCGCGGGTGGATTTTATGTGTTCCGGCAAAATGTTCTCATTATGTAAAAACCCCCCGTCTAGAGTTCAATTACATCATCTAATAAAATGTTCTCATCAGTTTTTACATCTAAGCTCTCAATTCCTAAATCATTTATATCTACATCGGCCAAAATTTTTATTTTGTCTTCATCATCGTCGCTTTCCACTTCTTCTAATTTGCGCTGCATAAAATTCGCCGCACTTATTTGCTCTAGGCGGTCAATGTCTTTCGGCGCTTCTATTTGCGTGCGGCTATCATCCTCATTTAAAACCGCGTCTATATCATTAAACGAAAGTTTTGTAATAACGGGTTCATTATCTATGTTCGAAATAACGGGGAATTTTTCGCCGGCAGCAGGAATATCATCTATTGTTCTCTCCGCCGCCGGGGCGGCGGCGGCAGAACTCTCTCCCCCGCCTGCGGCGGGGGCGGCGGCAGGCTCAGGAACAATATCTTCTATAATTACTTCCTCTTCGATTTCCACGCTCTCATCCATATAAGCGCGTATAATTTGCTCGGTAGGTATGCTCTCTCGAATAGCCGCCAAAATACATTCATTTACTATAATTTCGAATTCGCGCGTGTTTTTTTGCATCTGTAGAGGAGTAATTCCTTTCTCAAATAAATAAATATTCATATAGACTTTGCGCGCCACGTGAATGTAAACTTTGTGAATAAAATCGTCTAACTTGGGAATAGAAATATCGATTTTTTTCTGTTTATTTCCCACGCGAATCGCAGTTAAAGTTTTTAATTGTATAATATGAACACATGTAACTAAATCTTCTAAATATTCACAACCACTTTTATCCATAATACGGCGCGTTTCTTCGTGTATTATGGTGGCGTTCCATTTTGGAATTCTACATAGTAAATTTTGAAAAGTCATTAGATATTTGGATTGTTCCTTGTTTTCAGAACAGATGCGCCACGATTCTTGAAAAATAGATTGGATTCCTTCCATGATAAACGGCGTAATTAGATTTAAAAGACGCGAACACAATTCGTTTGTGCATTGACGCAGGGTTGATACATTAAAATCGTCCATTTACATAAATAAAACATAAAAATATACCTCACTATGGCGCGGCAGATCCCGTCGCCAATGCGCCTGCTGAAATATACAAAATCATCATTTTTTCGTTTCTAAATTCGCTTTTTACTTTTTGGAATGTCATCATTAATTCGGCCATTTTTTCACCGGAGAGATGTTTCTTCAAATAATCTAATAAATCAATACATGAGAACCCGGCTGCATATATTTTTTCTGCTGCATCTACTGCTGCTGCGGCTGCCGCCGTTCCACCACCGTCGCACATCCACCCGCGTATTAAATCAAATTCGGGCGGCGGCTGATCTACAGCCGCGGCGACCGGCAAAAAGTGTCGATGTAAATTAACAGGCGCACCATTTATCATAGGAAATGGAACATATATGTGCGCAAAACGCGATAAAATAGGTTGCAGTATTTTTTCTTTGTTTTGGAGAACTAATATAAAACGTGTTGTATTAGAATAAGATTCTATTACGCGGCGCAAAGCAGACTGACCATCAGATGAAAGGTTCTCGAAATTATACAAAATAATCGTTTTGAAATATATGTTATCTTCTTGTCGCACATTACTGCGCGAATATTCTTTTAAGTTCTCGCGAATATGTTTGATCCCTTTTGAATGACTACATATAGAAGAAAGTGTATTTTGTTTTATTTTTTGGCGGTCTCCCCCATAAATTAGGTTT